TCCATGGACAGCGCGCAGCTGACCTTCATCACGCCGCCGGTGTCGAAGGTGGGCAGGTTGCTGAGGCTGACGGTGCCGTAGCTGTAGGCGTAGCCGCCACCGGGCAGCACGAACTTGATGGCGCGCTTGGCCAGGCTGCGGCTGGCCAGCAACATTTCCACCTGTGCGGCCTGGGCGGGGTCGTAGCCCAGTTCCAGCGTCATGCTGCTGGCGTCGAAGCCCACGGGGATGTTGATGGGGTTGCGCCGGTCGATGGGCTGCACGGTGACGAAGCGGGCATTGCCGCCGTTGTTCTGCACGCCCAGCACCTGGCCGATGGGCGTCCAAGTGGTGATCTTCTGCGCAGAGCCGACACCCGCGCCGGCCGGGTACCAGTCGGTATTCGTGGCGTCGAAGTTCACCAGGGTGAAGTGGTCGACATCGGGCACGCCGATACGGAAGACGCTGGCGTTGGTGTCTTCCCAACCATTCAGCACCAGCAGTTCGTCGTTCGCAGCGTAGCCGTGCCCGACGCTGGTGGCAGCCGGCGGGTTGGTGTTGTTCAGGGCGGTGATGGACTTGGCAGTGGCGATGGCGCTTTGGATGAAGATGCGGCTGCCAGTGACGGGGTAGTAGGCCATGGAAGGAAGCTCCGGTTGGGGGTGGATGCGGCAGCTCGGACCGGTCAGGCCGCGAGAACACCGCCGGTGGTGATGTGGGTGACGCGCAACTGCAGCGAAGCCACGGCGACGGTCTGGTCGGCTTCGTCCAGGTCGATGCCGATGGCAGGGTCCAGCGTCACGCTGGTGGCGCCAGCGGGCGGCGTCATGCCGGCCAGGCGGCCCCAGACTGCGGCGATGTAGGGGTCGAGGGCTTCTTCGGCGTCTTCGTCCTGCGTGGCCCGGACATACACGGCAACGACTACTGTGGTTTCCCACTGAAAGTCTTGCCCATCAATGCTGAGCACCTGTGCAACATGACGGATGGAATTGACCGCGATACCCGCCTTGAATCGCTTTTCCAGCACCAGGCGACGACCACGCACTACAGGACCATCCGTCAGCAGTAGACCGCCTTTCAGCGTATCTCGGATAGCTGTTGTGATAGGCAGGAATGTCGTGGGCAGCGTCATACAGGATTCAGCAGTTGGAGCGTCAGTTCTGTCCAGCCTGCACCGTCGGGCTTTATGTCGACGACGCGGTATTGCTCGCCACCAACGATGCGCAGCACGCTGTCTTGTGTTGCATGGGCGGCCTGGGCAGATGGCAAACCTGCGTTGGGGGTCTGTACATCGATGCCGCCCAGGAACTGGCGTGTACCGTTGTCGAACACGACGCGCACAGCATGGCCATCCAGCGCAGCATCGGCATTGGTCAGGTGCGACGCCACAGCAGCATTGAGCCGCGCGATACTGCGGTCGAAGCCGCCCAATGCCGCCGAAGCCATATCAAGCCCAGACGCCAGGTCAGAAGGCGCCGTTCAGCCGGACGCGGGCCGTGGTGGCACCGCTGGCCTTGGCCGCGACAATGACGCCAATCTTCAGATTCGTCGACGCCGTGACAGTAACGCGCTTGTTCGTGTCGTCCCAGTAGGCCAGCGCGAAGGCGGTACCGCTGGCTACGTCGGTGCTCAGCGCGGTGATGTCGTACACACCTTCCGTGGCGAGTTCCACCGAATTACCGATGGATGCGTCGGTCGATGCGATGCCGAAAAGCGCACCACACATGCAGCCCTGGCCGCTGGTGACGGCATACGGGGCCGGCACCGTGATGGTGTCGTCGTTCATCACGAAGTTTTTCATCTTTGTTCCTTGCTGGTGTTTGGGGTGTAGCTGGCCTAGACGCCGACGGCGCGATACAGACCGCGCCAATCGATGGTCTTGGCGGCGAAGTCTTCACGGCACTTGAAGCTGATGCCGTCGACCTCGAAGCCAACTTCGCTTTCGATGACCGGGCCTTCGGCGCCGTCGAGATAGGCGTACTCGACCGTATCGACTTGCGAGCTGCTGGCGGCGGCGTACCAGGCGGTGGAACTGATGCCGTCCAAGATGGGCTCGATGATCGGGTCCAGCGACGTGCGGCCGCCCTGGCGGAATTCATTCACGTTGGATTGCTGGGCCGGCACATATTGGCTGCTGGTCAGCTGGTACATGGTCTGTTCCAACGCCGCCGGGCCGATCAGAAAGGCCGGACCCAAGTTCAGTTCCTCGCTGTTCAGCCCTTTCTGCGTCCGCATGGCCGTACGCATGGAAACCAACGAGCTGAACTGCAGCGCGCTGCCGGCACCGGTACCGTTGTTGCCGTGCGCACCGCTGAACAACGCATTGCCGTCAGCCATGTTGGCATTGCCCGTGAGCTGGGCGTAGACGGTCCGGTTTTCCAGGCGGGCGGCGGAAGCACCAAAGCCGGCCACGACGCGGTCGAAGGCACGCAGGTCATCGTTGATGACGGCTTGGCGGCTGAGCGCCACGATACGAGCGTAGGTCAGCAGGTTGTACTTTTCCGATCCATCGCCGAAGGTGCCGTACTTGATTTCACCGGCTTCGTTCACCAGCAGCAGATCGGGCATGGCCCCCAATTGCACCACGCTGATGGGCTTGAAGTCAGCCAGGTTCGGCGCACGGCGGGCCCAGCGCGTGTAGGTACCGGGATTCTCGTCATAGCCCATGCGCAGGCGCTTGTAGGCCACGTTCGCCAAGATGTTGGCGAAGTCGCTGGTGGTATGGAATGCAGCTTCGCGCGTAGCCATGTTGCCGCGGAAATGCAGCATGCGCTGGGCCAGCGTCATGCGGTCCAGGCCACGCGTGGTGACGCCGTTGGCTTCCAGCCAGTCGCGGCCGATTTCCAGCAGGCTCATGCCCCGGTACTGGCGGCCGTTGTCAGTGAGCGCCTGGCGCGGGTCGCAGCGGTTCAGCAGCGCTTCTTCCACGCCGGCACGGCGCGTGTCGGCCTGGTCGCGCATGGTCTGCACCTGCACGTTGGTGTTGCCACCACCGGCGGCGCTGCGCACGGCCAGTTCGGCCAGCACGCTGCTGTTGGCAGCGTCCAGCGTGGCGTTGGAACGGATCAGGCCGGCGGCCAGGTGCGGCACGTTGTGGCGCTGGCACAGGTCGGTGATGTCGGCGCTGCGCTGCACGGCGGCTGCGGCGGCGGCCGTGGCGGCCGCTTCCTGCGCGGTACGCTGGGTGGCTTCAGCGGCAGTACGTTGGGCAGCTGCTTCCGCGTCCCGCTGCGCCTGGAGTTCGGCTTCGGTCATGGTGGGTTCCTGGTTGGAAGTGAGGGGCGTAGCACCCCGGGTGGTGAACTCGCACGCGCTGCCGTGCGCAGGTTGGGAACGGGTTTGCGCGGTCTCGCCGGCGCGGCTGGCCGCGTGCGGGTCAGCCGGCACGGCGCAGAACGTCAGTTCTGCGGGCGTCCAGCGCACCGCGCGGTACAGCGGCAGGTTGACGCCGTCGGTGCGGTCCTGCGCGCGCGTGATCTCGTAGCGCTCGACCGAGTAGCCGAACGACATGCTGCGGATGATTCCGGCGCGGATGTCGCCGATGACACCGGCCTTGGCCGGGTCTGTGCTGAAGGCGATGCGTGCACGGCCTTCACCGTTGACGATGCTGCCTTCGATGGCACGGCCGAGGACGGCGTCCAGACTCCAGGTGCGATGGGTGTCGACAACGTGAACCGCACCCGCATCGAAACGGGTCATGTCGACCGCTTCGGGCGACACGTCGAGTTCTTCTTCGAAGACCTGGTCGTTGTACCAGTCGTAAGCGCGGCGGCGTGAGCCGGTGGTCCAGACGACCTCGATGGTGTTGTCGGCCTCGCGGTACGACGTGGGCACCAGCGACGCGGTGCGCAGCTGCACCGGCATCACATGGCGCGCGGCGCTTTGGGACGCGCCAGGTGCGGGAGCGATTGGATTCGGCATGGCGCTATCGTTCCGCGCTTGCTGTCTCATTTCTAGGCGAGCGTGAGACAACTTTCATCGGCGCGCCGAAAAGCGGTCGCTGCGAGTCAATGAAAAAGGCCCGCTCGTGGCGGGCCTGCTTGGCAGATGGGTGCCCCCCCCACCGGACACCGGGGCTGGCACCAGTTCCAGCAGCATGGCAACCGTCGCAGCCGATGCCGCCGCATCCTCGGTTGCAATACCGACCTGCGAGCCACCAGCGGTCTTGTTGACCCAACGATTGACCGCGTCCCAGTACAGGCGATCGCCGCGGGCGATTGCCAGGGCAGGCGCCTTGGCGATCTGTGCCACGCCGTTGATGGCGAACGCACTTTTGACACTATGCTTGGCATCGATGATCGCGATGCCGAACAACGAATCGCCGAACAGGAAGCCCTGACCAGCAGTGACGGCGACGCCCGCGTCCAGATCGAGAATGTCACCGCGCTGAACTGAATTACGCATTGCTTGAGCTTCCGTCGTTTGCAGGGGTGTTGCTGCCGTTACCGTCAACCGAGAACCGGCCCTTCTGCAGCATGAAAAGAATCTGCAGCACGCCGGATTCGCCCAGCTTCTTGAAGTCGCTTTCCAGTTCCTTGAAGACCGCGTCAGGGTTGTAGCCACGGCGGCGCAGGCTTTCGCTGATGGTCAGCAGGCCCGAGCTGATGAGCTTCAGTTCGCTGGATGCGTCTTGGTCAGGGTTGGTGTAGTCCCACTTGGGCGTGCTGTGGTCGCATGTGGCGTCGTTGGTGCGCCACTGGCCGCCCAGCACGCCGGCGCTGATGAAGGCCTGCCAGATCGGCACACACAGGTTCGGGATGATGCTGTGCCACTGTTCGGCCTCGATGTCGCGGCGCAGGTCGCCCTGGCGGACGCGGGCGCTGCTGAAGTTCACCTCGGTCATGTCGCCGGTGCACATCTCGTAGGTGGCACCCATCGCTGTTGAGACGATGTGCATCTCGTGCTTGATGTGCTCGATGAACCCAGGCGATGCGTTCGGCGCCACGGTGGTGACGTTCATGCCAGGCGGCAGCTGCGTGATGCCGCCGCTGGCCAGCGGCCCGAGGTCGCCGGTTGCAGCACTGCGCGCCTGGTTCATGCCTTCCACGTCGGCCTGCGACAGCGCCGAGGGGTCGCCGCTGACCAGTACAGACAGGCGCGATTCCAGGTTCTTGCGCGCGATCTCGGCGTCTTCCAGCAGGCTGACATCACGCACGCGGGTGATGATCGACGCCAGGCTGGAAATGCCGCGTCCTTGGCCCGGGCGTTCAGGCCGGAAAAAGTGAATGAATTCCGACGCCGGCACACGCTTGCTTTGCGTGCGGCCGCGGGCGCGCACCAGGCCGATTTCGCCGGGGTGCTGGTCCCACAGCCAATAGGCCGCCGCCTTGCCCAGCACGTCGTATTCGATGCCGTTGATGATGGTGTTGCCCGGCATGGCGCCGCCGGCACCAGGCGCGCTCATGCGGGTGGAGTCGAGCCAGTCGATTTCCAGCAGCTGCAGCTGCAGCGGCACCGGCAGGCCGTCGGATGCGCGGCGCCAGCGCAG